GGAGCTTGACCAGGGCGTCATCACAGGCTTCGGCGCTGAAGGTCGAGTGATGATGGGTCAGGCCGCTCAGGCTCTTGGTTTCAACGTAAACGACGAACGTCTGTCTAACAGTCGCGCTCTCTTCTCTGCTCTTGCACAGCGCGCTCTTGACGCAGCAGGCGCGATGAAGGGCCAAGGTCAGATTACTGAACCAGAGCGCAAGTTGCTTGCTGATGTTGCTGGATCAAACGTCAACCTTGGGGCCGATGCAATCCGCAAGGTCCTTGATATTGCTGATCGCATTGATCAGTCTGATCTCAGCAAAGGCATCTTAGCCGTCGGCATCATTAAGAACATCCCAGGCTTGAAGGACAACCCGCTTTCAAGTGTCTACGACATCCAGCAGCCGCGTTCTTATCAGCGCACGTTCAACGTCGATGGTAAGTCGGTGCAGGGCCGTCTTGGTGTGGATGGAAAGTATTACTACTCTGACGAAACAGGTCGTCGGTATCGGATTGAGGAGTGATTGAAATATGGCGCGTCTCATCCCGCTTGATGACGAAGAGCTAAAGCCAGAAAATCGGGTCAAAGCCGTTCCTGTTGATGAGCCAAAAGCTCAAAATAAAGGATCCGGTCGTCCTGTTTCAGAAGGTTTGAAACGTGGCGTGCTTGATGTCGGGCAAGGCATGAAGCAGCTTTATCTCATGGCAACTGATCCAGAGGCCGCAAAGTCATACACAGATCAAGTTAATCGTGAGATCGCCGCATACGAAGCATCGCGCGGTCAAGACGCAGGCTTCGATTGGGCGCGCTTGGGCGGCAGTGTGGCTGCAACTGCGCCTGCGATGTTCATTCCCGGTGGTCAAGCTGGCCTTCTTGCGCGCCTTGGTATGGGCGCATTGGCTGGCAGTATTTCAGGCGCCGCAAACTTTAGCGAAGCTGGTACATGGGAAGACAAGGCGCTTCAAGGCGGTCTCGGCGCAGTCACAGGCGCTGTGGCTCCTGAAGCCGTTCGCCTTGGCGTGAAGGGTGTTGTCGGAGCGGGGCAGGCCGCGTCAAACGTGGGGCGGAAGGCTCTTGGTGCAACCGCATCGAACGCCGACATCCTCGCAGATATTCAGCGCGCCGGATCGCAGATCGACAACGGTTTTGACCTTGGCAAAATGTCGGCAGACATCCGCGATCGACTTTTGGCTGATGCTAAAGCGCAGCTAAAGACAAGCGGCCAGCTTGATGCCGATGCGCTGTTGCGGTCGCAGGATTACGCAAAGCTCGGCGTAAAGCCGACGATGGCGCAGCTATCGCGCGATCCGCGTCAGTGGCAGACTGAGCGCAATCTGGCGCAAGTTCAAGGCGTCGGTGACGAGCTGCTGAACCGTTTCTCTGAGCAGCCTGGTGTTTTGCTCAAGAACCTTGAAGGCATGCGTACAGGCACGGCCACAACGCCGATCGAGGCTGGTCAGGCTGCGATGGACGTGATTGGGTCGCGCGTGAAAAAGTCAGGCGTTTACGGCGAACTTGGCAAACGCATAGACGACATCTACACGGAAGCGAGATCTGCCCCTGGCGCTCAGGCTGAAATACCGTTCAAGCCGTTTAAAACGCAGATTTCAAGCGTTATTGAGCAGTTTGAAGACAAGATACCAGCCCCGATTGTTAAGCGTTTAGGCGATTTCGACGACCCAAAAGGAACGCGTTATTTCTCGGTTGCAGAAGCCGCAAAGTTTCGCGAACTGCTGAACGCGCGCATTGCTGACGGAGATCCGGCGCAGGCAAAGGCTCTCGGTGCGATTAAGCGCGAACTTGACGCCTATATGAGTTCGGTCGGAGAAAGCGTAGGAGACGAAGGCGTCGAGGCAATAAAGTTGTTCCAGCGTGGCACGCAGGCATCAGCGAAGCGCGCGCAGGAATTCTCCGCGCCGCCGTTGTCGCAGACTGTTGCTGGCGAAGTGCAGCCAGACGACTTCTTCAAGCGGTTTGTGCTGAACGCCAAGGTAAGCGACCTTAACCAGCTGAAGAGCAATTTGACGCGTGCAGACGTTCCTGATGCACTGCGTCAGTCTGGCGCTGAAGCATGGGAAAACTTACGCGGTCAGACGATCCAGTATCTCATCAACAAAGCATCTCCTGACGGTCAAGCGTTCTCTCAGGCGAACTATCGGCGTGCTCTTGAAAGTATCGGGCCGCGCATGGAAGTTCTGTTCTCGCCGGAAGAACGCGGCATGCTTTTCACGTTGCAGCGTGCCTCGCAAAACCTGTTCTCGCAGCCGGCTACTGGCGGAATACCACTTGTCAATCAGTCAGGCACAGGGGCAGCGATTGCGAACATGATGCAGAAAGCGTCTGCAATCCCAGGCGCTGGCACTGTGCTGCAAGCGTCAGCAAACGCGATCCGTGAACAGGCGCAAATGAACGCAGCGCAGCAGGCGCTCATGGGCGGTGTTGGCGGGGCTGCTGCAGCGCAGCGTGCTGCGAACCAGCAAGGCTCTCGAGCTGTGGCTGCTAGTATTGCGGCGAACCCGTTTGGATTGCAGCCGTTCGCTACAGCGGTTCCGTCGCTGCTTGAAGTCGATCGTGACATGCGACCGCGCAGCTCTCGGTAAAATCCAACCTATTGCAAACCGTTACCCGAACCCCCTGCAAAGGGGGTTCTTTTTTGCGTTTCTCGCCGACCGGCATCAACTGTTGATTACCTTGTCGATGCTGTCGGCCAGAGCCTGGTCGTCGCCGGTCAGGACGCCGGCATAGACCGTCAGCGTCACCTCGACGTTGGCATGCCCCAGGCGCTCGGAGACGGCTTTCAGCGGCATCTTTTCGCGCAGGAGATGCGTGGCATGGGCGTGGCGCGTCGAGTGCAGGCAGTAGCCCTCGTCCAGCCCGATCGCGCGCAGGGCGTCCTTGGTTGCCGAGGTCATGTAGGACAGGGTCGGGCGATCGCCCCACACGGTCTGCAGGACATGCTTGTCAGGCCGTCCGGCGGCAGCACGAAGCTCGTCGATCAGCGAGCGGGGCATGCGGATGGAGCGGATCGACTTAGCCGTCTTGGGCTTCTTCTCGTATTCGGCGTTGCCGACGCGGACGACGGTGCGCGAGACGTGAATGATGCCGGCCTCGAGGTCGATGTCTGACCACTTCAGCGCGCACATCTCGCCGCGACGCATGCCAGTGTGCAGGGCGAGGCGGATCATGCGGCCCAGGAACGGCTTGTCGGCAGCGTGCGCCAGCAGGTCCTTGATGTGGCGCTTCTCGAGAGGCTTGCGGCTTTCGCTGGAACCTTTCGGCGCCGAGACGCGTTTCATTGGGTTCTTCGCCAGCACGCCGGCTTCGATCGCCTGGTTGAACATCGCCTTCAGATGGTGGTGCGTGATCGTCATCGTGCCTTCCGCGACGGCGCGGATCCGCGACAGGTAGAACGTCTCGATGTCCTCCTTCGTCAGCGAGCGCAGGGGGCGCGTGCCGTACATGGCGAAGAACGGCTTCATCAGGTTCTTCTGGCTCTGCTCGGTGACTTCCGAGATCTGCTTCAGCGCGAGGCGATTGGCCTGCCACTTCGACCAGTGCATCTCGACGCTGTCGTCGGTGATCTGGACGAGGTCGCCGGTCTGGTGCTGCTGGAGGATCTCGACCTTGCGGGCGTCGGCATCAAGCCGCGTGCCTTTTAGGGTCTCGGTGCGGAACTTCCGCTGGCCGCTTTCCTGCGTCTCGATGCGGATGCGGAACACGCCAGGGCTGCGCTCAAAAATCGTTACGTTCATGGGTCTCTCCTCCCGTTACCCGAAACAATAGTTGACTTGTGCGCTAGACGCAAGCGGTTTGTGTGGGGCGCATAGCTATGGCATAAAGGGGCGTTTTATAGGGGAACCGCAATGGCAGAGCTGCGGCGTTACGAACCTACTTGGCGCGATCGTTTGGCTCAGATGATGATGGGCAACGGACGCGCGTCTCCGGAACGGCGCCGCGTTGTCGAAGGCCTACTCGGGTCGTCAGGTCTTGGTAATACCGGGATGGGCGTCGTCGATGTGACGCCGGTTGGCGGCATCCTTCAAGCGCAGGAAGCGGCTCAAGAAGGCGATGCGCGCGGTGCTGCGTTGGCAATCTTCGCTGGCCCTGCAGCCAAGACAGCGAACCGCGCAGCTCTCAAAACAGCTCAGGAGATGGCAGCGAAGGGCGCATCACGCGATGCGATCTGGAACGAGACGGGATGGTTCAAAGGCGTAGACGGCAACTGGCGGTTTGAGATTGACGATAGCGCGTCTCAATTTTTGCCTAAAAACGCAACGGCACGTCTACCAAGTCGATTTGACCTAGCAGAACAATATTTTGAGCAAAAAGGCGTGCCGGCTAAAAAACTATCGACCGGCCAATATCCAGATTTAGATAAAGAAGCGTTTGCTTATGCTGACAGCAACCTTGCAGCTGCGCGTGAAGCAGCTCCAACCCAGCCATTGAGCGACATTTTTAAGCATAATGATTTATATGCGGCTTACCCCACAACCAAAGATATTAAAACCGCCAGAGAGACGCTTGGTTCGTTTGGTGGTTCGTTTAATAACAATCGCATCACTTATGGCAACCAGCCAATTTCGTCTCGCATAGAAGATAGAAGCGTTCTGTTGCACGAAGGTCAGCACGCTGTTCAAGACATGGAAGGCTTTGCAAGAGGTGGCGCTCCAGGCGTGGGAAGCGACGCGCCTTATGTTTATGACAGCCCAAACGTCTTGAAGCTAACGCAACAAGCTGGTGAGCTTCAGAAGAAATTAGAAACCCTACGTTACGGTGGGGCAGAATATGATCAATTAGCAAACAAGATCTACGACCTCAATCGTCGAGCTGATGCTGAAGCCGCTAGAGAAGGTTATCGCAGGCTGGCAGGGGAAGTTGAGGCTCGGAATGTTGAAAGCCGTCTAAGCATGACACCAGAACAACGCCGCGCCACTCCTCCCTGGGTGACGCAAGACGTTGAGGACGAGCTGCAAATCATCCGCGGTCTGCTAGACCGTTGACCTAACCAAGTTTTCTGCCATCTTTCTGATGCGGGTCGAGTTCTGCTCCCCGCGCGGCGTGGCTCTTCAGCACGCTTAGGGGCCTGTGGCGGGTTTTCCTCTCTCCTCCCGACGCCACAGGCCCCGACCCTTTTTGGGCCAAGCTCCCGATAAAAATGTTTGTGCCTAGCGCAAACGACGCTTATGGTGGGTCAAATCAAAGGAGAGAACACATGGAACTGCGCGTACCTCACATTCTTTGGATCTGCCTCTTCTGGTCGATCGTGATGATGTTCGTGGCGGAGAACTTCCTGCCATGACCAAAGCCATCGACATCAAGCGCAACGACGACGGCACATGGACCGTGTATTACTTTGGCAAAGAGGCCGGTTACATCGAGCCGATCCGCTACAGCAATTACGACAAGGGTTACCGCGCTGTCAGCGTTCACGGTCGGCTCGACCACACCTACACCCTCGACGGTGCCAAGCAATTCGTGATTGAGAACTACGGATGACCAACTGGGCAGAACATTACAAAGCAGTCCGCGAGCGTCTGAACAAGAAGCCGCAGATCACCAAGATCAAGCCGCCGAAGCACGTCGACGACTACGTCATGCCGGCGCCAGCTCCGGAGGTTCCGGAGACCGTCGAGCAAACCCGATCGAAACGTCTGAAGGGGTGCCCGCTCTCGTCGCGTCGGCAGGCAATCGTGCTGCCGGTCCTCGAAGAGTTCGACATGACATGGGAACAGCTGTGGGAAAAAGACCGAACCGCAAAAATGCACCCGCCGCGGCGCAAGGTGTGGCTGAAGCTGTGGGAAGACGGCATGTCAATGAACCAGATTGCGTACTACACGCGTCGAGATCACACGACGGTCCTGTGGGGCCTGCGGATGATCAAGAAGGAGCAATCAAAGGAGAAGGTGGAATGCACTACCGGGACACGCTGAAGAAGGCGCTCGAGGTCATGGACGAGCGTCAGAAGAAGTACAGCACGCCGGAGGTCAACTTCGCGCGCATCGCGTCGCTCGCGTCGATCATGCTTAACCGTAACGTGACGCCATACGAAGTGTCGATGATCCAGCTCTGCACAAAGCTCGGCAGGCACATCGAGACGCCGGCCTACGAAGACAACGTGCTGGACGGCGTCAACTACCTCGCGTTCGTCGGCACGTTCGCCGGCCAGCATTTCGACGGCTTGTCTGAGCTGCGGCGCCAGGAAATCATCGCCGGCATGGAAGAGGCGCTGCGTATGGACCAGGCGATTCGCAACAAGCCGTTGCTGACGGAAGCCGAACTTGAGGAGGCCTCCCGTGGCGCAGTCTCTCGTTGAACGTCTCGAGTTCACGGCTAAGACATCGCAGGATCCTGTCGATGCCCAAGCGCTGCGTGATGCTGCCGAGGCAATCGAACTGTGCATCCGATCGCTGTCGTTCTACGAGTGCAACTGCGGCTCGCTTTGCACTGAAGAAATGTACAAAGACAGCCCCTGCGGCATGCGCGCAAAGCGCACTATCACGGCGTTGAACGATGGCCGATCAAGGCTTTGACGCCAACCTGATCCTTGACGACGACGTTGGCGTTCGCGCCGCGCAGATTGCTGATGCGGTGATGACAATCGCCGAACGGATCAGCGAAGAAACAGACACACCGGCCTGCGGGGTCTTTCAAGAGATCATCAAGGCCGCTGTTGGAAGCATGCACTTCCACGGACACGGGGGATGTGCGGACGCACTGCTGAAGGCGGTTCTCATCATCAGCGAAATGCCAGACGATACGACCATCAACTAGGAGAGAGACGATGCGTAAATTACTGACTGCAATCGGCCTGTCGGCAATTTTGCTGACGCCGACGATCGCCGTGGCCTGCTCGACGACGACATACTTCGTCAACGGCAAGGTGATCATGTGTGTGACGTGCTGTCAGAACGGCGGCAACTGCTCGACCGTGTGTTCGTGAGGTCGAGATGTTGAACAAGTTTCACGATTGGCTTGAAGGCGCGAAGCGTGGCGCCAAGTTCACCTACCACACTGGCGATCTTGCATTCGATCGGTATGTGCCGCTTGCAAAAACACCGACGCCTGAGAAGCGCGAACTCAACATGCTGGCCGAGATGGCATACGAGTTTTACTTGCAAGGCGATATTTTGCTGATCCAAAAACGCCAGGAAAAGAACATCTACAAGTACATCGCGGTGAAGAGGTAAACGATGGACAGAGAGAAGCATGCCTTCTTTACTGCCGTGCAACGCATGGAACGTGAGAGCAAAGAGAGACGCAAGAAAGACATCGAAGCGCACAAGCGGCACATGCTCGCCAGCATGACTGGCGGCTGGGCGCGCAATCAAAAAACGCGGCCTAGAACTGTGACGCTGCCGAAGATGTCGTGGGAGGGCAAAGAATGAACTGCTCATCATGCCGCTACTACCGAGGCACGACGATCGGCTACTGCCATCGTTTTCCGCTTGTGACGAAGGCGTCATCAACGCACTGGTGCGGGGAATACGCAGCAGTCGACGCACCGAAGGCGCCGACAGACACGACGAAAAAATTACGCGGTAAACTTACATTTAAATCGCCACATGATGATTTCTATGGAGAGAAAAAATGAACTTTACGACAGGCTTGCACACGAACATGCCAGCTCCCGAATATCACGCGATCGACGCGCTCTCTGCGAGCGGTGCGAAGCATTTGCTGCGATCGCCCGCGCATTACCTAACGCAGAAAGAAAACCCGATGCAGCCGACCGCGGCGATGCGTCTCGGCACGGCAGTCCACACGATGATCCTTGAGCCGGAGAAGGCGGACATCGAGATCGCCAGGGCGCCAAAGGTCGACAAGCGGACGAAGGTCGGCAAGGAAACGATCGAGCTGTTTGAGCGCGAGAACGCCGGCAAGCTGTGTCTCGACGCTGACGTGTACGACAAGGCGGCAGCGATCGCCGACGCCGTGTACAAGCACCCGACAGCGCGCGAGCTGCTGAAGGACGGGCAGTCGGAAATGTCGATGCTGTGGAAGGCTTACGGCGACACGCCGTGCAAGGCGCGCTTCGACTACTACCGCGGCGACGGCATCGTCGACATCAAGACAACGCAGGACGCGTCGCCCGAAGCATTTGCGCGCAGCATTGCGTCGCTGAAGTATCACATGCAGGCGGCGCACTACCTGCAAGGCTATCGTGAGGTGACGGGCTGGGACGCCGACCACTTCACGTTCATCGCCGTCGAGAACGAGCCGCCCTATGCAATCGGCATCTACCGGCTCGACGAGGCGTCGCTGCAGACCGGACGCATGCTGATGGAGAAGGCCGCAATGGCCTTCCGGACGGCAGCAGATCCCGTGCAGTGGAAAGGCTACCGCCAGGACATTGAGACGATTTCCGTGCCGTCCTGGGCGCTGCTGGACCCCAGCTGGTAAAAAGCTGTGGATAAGTTTGCGCTCTAGGCGTCAGTATTTGCGTCTAGAGCGCAAGGCGTTCTAGCTAACGGTGCAGTGATTGGTGGAGGGTTTGAAGTGGCCGGGATTGTTATCGAGACTACAGACGACATCGTGCAGGTCATTGAGCGGGAGCGCGTGCGGCAGGGATTGTCGCAACGGCAGCTTTGCGCCGAGGCGGGCTTGTCGCATGGGGCTTATTGGTTTGTGAAGCAGAACCGTGGCGGGCTTCACATGGACACAGCTTTGAGACTGCTCGAGGCTGTTGGGGCCGGCGTCAGTGTTGAGGTTCAAAAGTGATGCCGATGCCTGGCGGAACAATCCTAATGTCAGGCCAAGTCTGGTCTGAAAAATGGGCCGGATATATCGACTGTGGCAACGGCAAGTTTCGCAAGCCTGCTGAATGGAACGGTCGAACCATTAATCGTTATGCGATTGAAAAAAGATGCGCTCACTGCGGCACAGAAACGCTGCAAAACACATCGAACGCTAAAAAGAGCGCCAATGCCTATTGCTCTGTCGAGTGCAAATCGCATTACGTCAAAGCTCGACATCGCGGCAATAAGGTTCGCAAGACGCGCAAACATGGTCGTGGCTCGCACGTTTTAGTTCGGATGCATGAGCATCATAGAGCTGGTCGTCATGGGACGGTCTTTGAACACATCCTAGTTGCCGAGCAAAAGATAGGTCGACCGATTGAAAGGCATGAGCGTGTTCATCACATCAACTGCATAAAAGACGACAACAGGCCTGAAAACCTATTTGTGTGTGCAGACGATCGAGAACACTTCCTCATTCACGGCACGCTAAACGATTGCGTTGCCGAACTGTTGGCGTCTGGCGCGATCGTTTTTGACGAGGATGCAAAGACTTATCGGGTCGTGAAGCAATGATTTCGGTAGGAATAGATCCAGGTTTATCGGGAGCTATAGCGTTCTTTGATCGAGATGCCGGAACGCTTCAAGTGTTCGACATGCCAACTGTCGAGATTACGCGAAACGGCAAAAAGAAAAACGAAGTTGCAGCTCAAGCATTGGCGCTGATGTTTCGTCCTTTTGTCGATTGCCAAATGTCGATCTACCTTGAGCGTGTAAATGCGATGAAAGGCCAAGGTGTTACGAGCGTTTTTTCGTTTGGTAGATCAACAGGAATTGTCGAGGGCGTCGTGTCTTGGCTTTCGTCTCCATTAACGCTTGTTGCGCCGCAACTTTGGCAAAAAGCTGTTGGTTTGCGCGACGGGAAAGATGGTTCGCGCCTTCGCGCAATGGAGCTGTTCCCGGCATACGCGGAATTGTTTCGCCTGAAAAAAGCACACGGGCGCTCAGATGCCGCTCTCATCGCCTGGTACGGCGCGACGCAGTAATCCCGGCCACGGGGATCAGTGGCATTAAGGTAGAAAAGGACTAGGGTTCTATGGCTCTTGGTTTCAACACAGAAGGCCGCTCAAGCGGAGACATCCTGCCGATCGTGAAGTTCGACGCGAAGTCTGGCGACTTCATCGCCCGCAATCGCGAGCAGCGTTCGGACGGTATGTGGGACAACATTGAGGAAGAGGTCGCGCTGCCGTTCAAAGCGATCTTTGACTTCGACAACATTGAGGTCGGCTGGCTGTCGTTCTCGTCGGGCGCTCCCGACTTCCACATGGTCAAGTATGGCGAGCGCATGCCGGCGCAGCCGTCGCCCGAACACAAGCACGCGTTTCGGATCCGTATCTACTCCAAGGCTCTCGGCCTGCGTGAGTTCTCCCACAGCTCCAAGACCATGCTGCGGGCGATGGATCCTCTCCACAACCAATTCCTGGCCGACCAGGCGGCGAACCCCGGCAAGGTTCCTGTCGTCGAGGTCAGCGGCCTTGAGACCGTTAAGGTGAACAGCCCGCAAGGGGAATTGCGTTTCAAGGCGCCGAAGTGGTCGATCGTTTCATGGGTCGCCAAGCCCGAGGCGATGGATGGAGCTGCAGCTGCGCCCGCTCCTGCGCCGGTTCCTAAGCCCGCTCCGGCTCCGGCTCCCGTTGCGGCCAGCGACGACGAGTTCTAACAAATAAAAAAGGGCAGGCTCACGGG